GCCGTCCCGCAACCCGTCGTTCAGTAGGTATGAAATGACACTAGCCATCGGAACCTTTGCTGCATTCAACGACTTCATATTTCTGCAGAACTTTTTCCAAGGTGAGACCCGCACCTATGGAGGGATTCAATACAACTTTGCTTCGTTCGGTTACAGCGGCAATACCACTGACTTGCAGGCAGGCAACATCAACGCTTCTCTCGTTTTCAGCATGAACGAACTCGTGTTGAACATGGCGACAGAAGCTGCAGACAACCGCTGGATCGTCAACGTCCAAACAGTATGGCTCGACCCAGAAACCCTGTTAGAGCAAGCCAACTACACAACCGATGTTTTCATGGTCACTGGTTTTGAGCACGACCACCAGCGGCTTAACATGACATTGAGCAGCCCATTAGATGCTATTAGCGGTGACGCTCCCCGCCGCCGATTAACCGAGTCTCTAGTTGGCGCACTTCCATCAACCGGGCAGGTTCAACTGATCTGATGCTTTCACCAAACAAACAGATCGTTTTACTCCCACAAGATCGGGAGATCATTGACATCACAGGGATGTCTGAGGAGCAATATCGCTGGTTCGTTAGGCAGTGCATTCTCTACAGCAAGCCCAAGCCAGGCGATCCAGTTGCTTTCGAGCCGGTTACGTTTGCAATCACCCTCATCGTTGGTGCGTTGCTTAGTGCAGCAGCTGCTCTGCTTGCACCAAAGCAAACAACTGATGAGCGCACACCAGCAGAGGAAACAAAGACTGAAGGGCAAGACATCATCAGGCGCGACAGGTTTGCGCCCAAGTCTGGTTTTGACTCATTCCAGAACGTTGTTGATGTCGGCTCTGTCATCCCTGTTGTATACGCCAAACGCGAAATTGTTGATGGTAAGCAGTACGGTGGCATTCGCCTAAATACAAACCTGTGCTGGTCGCAGCTGCTAAGTGTTGGCGGCGGGCAGATGTTCCGTGGCATCTTCATGGTGGGCGAAGGAGCCCCCGACCTGCTATTTGAACAGACCGCATTCGGAAACAACATTCTCGGCAGCTATGACCTAGGCAAGGATTTACAAGCCGGTCGGCTGACGATGTATTACGCCCCTAACGGCGGACGCATTACTTCTGACGACTACATTCTTGGAGTAATACCAGCAAACGATATTGGCAACAAAGCCAATAATGATATCTATTTTGTAGAAGGAAAGAACAATCAGCTAAGTCCCGATTTTTGCCAAACACTGCAGCCAAGCAATCAGAGGCAGTTCGGAATATACAGCCACATTGGCAATAATCTAGGCTACAAAATCGGCGAAGACTTCCGACCTAGAACTCAGTGGCAAGCCAGAGAGGATGGCGAGTATGAGGCACAAATGGACAACCAACGACTGGCCTTAGGGCAAAAACAATCTGTAACATTTACAACCCGTGCAGGTATCCTTGGTTCATCAGATTCAGTAATCTCAGTCAACGTTGGCGACGTTCTGACCTATTTGATTGATCGTTCCAGCGAAGGTGACCGTGAATTCATTCAAACTGGTAATGGCGGCGGCGGGCAGAAAGAAGCAAAACTAAACAACTCCGATGTTGGAAGCTCGATTGCTTCATTACAGCGAACCTACGACGAAGAAATAAATGTTGGAGACCTATACCGAGTCGGTTCAGCCTTAGCAATCTGCACAGAAAGAACAATCGATCCTTTTATCAGCGACTTTGACGTAACAGGAAGCGGCACTACCGTTACGGCAAAACTACAGATCACTCAGGCCGGTGCTGTAAACACTTGGACATCCGCCACGCTCACACCAGCCGAAAGCGCAGAAAGCCAAGGAACCCTTGCTACAAAATCATCTCAGATATTTAAGATCGCAATAGGATCGTTTTCCATTGAAAGACCAGCCCGCGTAATTGAAGTAGGCATTAAAAGTTCTTTAGGGCTAAAAACAAACGGGTTAGTAAACTTTAATTCACTTAAAACAGAAGGAGATTACAACGGCACCCAATGCCCAGATGGTAGTTACCAAGCTTACGTTGACGCGGAATATTGCGGTGGACAAGACGACGGCATCCCAAGAAAAGAATCTTACCGCAGCGAAATCACACCTGGAACGTACTCATCAGCCGAAAGTCGGTACAGCTTTTTTCGCATTGCTTACCGAGATATTGACGCAACCGACTACGTGGAACTGTCGAGCCTTTACGGCATTCGCAGCCAAACAAGCAGTGCAACCTTTAATTACTTCCGGCTTGAGTTTGATAGCCCCAAGCGCCGAGACATTCGTCTGACACCTATCTCAGGCTGGGAAATAAGGAACAACTATGCTTCCGGCAAACTTTACGTTTTAGATGCACACACCCAAAGGCAAACTCAGGTAGTTGAAAACAATGTCACAATATTTTTCACGGGTGTTCAGATATTTAAAAACAACACAGCCTTTAACATCAAGGCATTTCTGCCCAATAGCGCCAACAAGGTAAAACAGCTGGGGCGTGCAGCACCTGACGATGTTGGTAGTTACGTTGACAGCTACGCCCAACTTGCAGAAGCCTTCATTTATTCAGAGATAACCGCATCAACAGGCCAACCCGAGCACAGCATCAGCTACGTCAATATTGTCAATGAGAACGCAACAGTCCCTGAATACAACGACGTTGCAATTCTTGGTTTAAACATCCGAAGCAGCAAAGAGCTGAGTTCTCTTGACCAGCTAAGTGTCTATGTAAACGAAGGTGTCATCGCCTCTCATGATTTTGCAGATGTCTTCTACGACCTGCTGACAAACAAACGTTATGGAGTGGGTGACATCTTTAACCCAGCCCAAATCGACAAGGCCAGTTTCGATGCTGCTGCAGAGTTTACCCGCTCCAGAAAGTACTTCTTTGATGGTGCGATATCAGACAAGATCAATATCCGCAGCTGGGGCGCAGAGCGAGCAACAGACTTCCTGCTTGACCTAGGCGTCAGCGGCGGCAGGTTCACGCTCAATCCCGCCCTGACCTTCGACAAACCAGAAACAGTCGTCGCACTATTTACGGCAGGCAACATCATCGAGGAGTCATTCCAGATGAGTTACTACGAAACGCAAGCAAGGACTGATCCAAAGATCACCGTGCGCTGGCGCGAAGAGCGATTACAGAACAGCGTTGCTGATCGCGGGTTGTTTCCTCAGATACGTGAGTTGAGCGTCAGAAGGACAGATGCAAAGGACGGAGATGATGCACCAATTGTGCAGATCGACCTATCAAATTTCTGCACAAATCAAGAGCACGCCAAGGATCGCGCCAAATACGAATGCCAACTCAAGCATTATGTGACGCACAGCGTGGCATTTAAGACCACCCCAACTGAAGCAAGCATCCAAGTGGGCAGCATCATCCAACTAGGCATTGAGACCACCCACTTCAACCAACCCACCAACGGTTGCATTTCATCCACAGGGCATGTATCTAGCTGGCCTGAACTAGCCAACGGCACCTATGACGTTTTGCTCTGGGACGGCAACACGTTGATTGAAACCCAGCTACCTGTAATGAACGGCAGGACCAGCGCCTTTACTAACGCAATCTTTTCTGTCAAAGAAACCGGCGTCAGTGCTCAGGCTTATAAGGTTCAATCAATCGGATTTGATGAAGACGGCAACGTAGACGTTGAAGCGATCTACTGGCCAATCAACGAGAAAGGCTTCTCTAGATTGGTAGAGAGCTTTGGCGATGAGTTCTTCACCTTTGAGGGCCTGACATGACAGTAACTTTCCCTGCGGTATGCCCCACTCGCCGCACCTATACACCGGGCAATTACCCCACAAAGAAAGTCACATCTATAAACGGAGCTACTACCACTCGCCTATACGGCAGCAAGGCATTTGACGCAACGATGAGCTTATCTTTCTTGCTTAACGACGCTGATATGGCAAGCCTGCTCGACTCCTGGCACGACTCAAGAGGTGGTTTTTACACACTAGACCTGCCCGATTCAGTGTTCGCAGGTGTTAGCTCAGTCCTACAAGCACAAATTCCAGAGTACTTACAATGGAGATGGGCAGAGATGCCTTCTGTTGAATCCGTTATGCCTGACCGCTCACGGGTTCAAGTTCAGCTGATCGCAACTTTGGATTCCTAATGGCAGTACAAACCGGAGCTGACGGTCAGCTGAAATACAACAACAAGGTCATCGCACGTTGCAGAGACTGGAGCATCTCAATCAACAAAGACGCCCTAGAGGACACCTGCCTTGGAGCGTACGACCGCAGCTACATCGAAGGACTACGCGGCACAACCGGCAGCGCAACTGTGCTGTATGACTCAGGAGATGAAACAGCAAACACAATGCTGAACTCAGTCCTCACCAACGGTCAAGGCGAGTCAAGCATAGAGTTCATCCTCTCCCGTGGGGACAGCAAGTCCTTTACCTGTAGCGGGTTCATCACCAGCATCAGCCCCAGCGTTTCCGTTGGTGCGGCAACTGCCTGCAGCATCTCGTTCCAGGTATCCGGCAAACCCTCAGGTGGCTTCTGATGGCAGTTTTAGGTGTAGGCGGGAGACTAAAACTCAAACGCAGCGCACCTGAAGCGTGCGTCATCAGCTCTGAGGCAGTCATCCCAGAGATCGATAGTCTTGCGAGCATCTGCCCTGGCTACTGGAACGGCGACCACGTCAGCACAATCTGCCTGCCATTAGCAAGCGACACCTACCCCGCCAACCCCAGCGGCTACGCCACCTACTTCGACTCCCGCTGGTTTCTCGGTCCTAACCGCACCCAGATCACAACCCGCAGCGACAAGTTCTATAAAGACGACACCGAGGACTACCCAGGCGGCCAGTTCGGTGGAGCGTCCCAGTTCTATGCCCGCGAAGGTGACGTCTCTGACGGCGAGACAATCGACGGCTGCCAAAACGGTGACTATTGGATCCACATTGACGAACTAGGCCGCGTCAGCTTTTACACCAGCAGGTGTGATGCACTCAGCGGCTGTGAAACGGGTCGGGTCAAGTTAGCTTCCACCACCTCTGCAGGTCAGATCACGATCTCGCCGTTCGGCAGTGCTGCTTACTTCAACGCAGTGTGGAAGTGCATCTCAGCCTATGGCGAATACCAGTTCAGCGACGGACAAGACACCATCACACTAATCAGCATCTGTGCTGACGCCCCACGCTACAAAATCCCCGAGGCTGGAACGCTTGAGTACGACAACGCCGACCTACTGCCGCGCGGTCAACAGGGCGACGCAGCACCGTTCTGGCAGATACTGTGCGACATCCGCGAATGGAGCCTTGAGCTGAACGCCCCAAGTGTGGACACCACTGCTGTCGCAGAGAAGTTCGGCACAGCAGTCAAGTCACTGGTCACAGCAGGCGGCAGCACTGAGTTCTTAATCGACCGCAAGTGCTTCGAGAGCGATGAAGTCGACAACGGGCTAGTGCTGATGCAACTGCTGCTGATGACCGAGAAAGGATGTGAAGCCTCCGCCGAGTTCTGGATTATGTCCGGCACCGACCCCTGCGGAAGTAACTGCGATGGCAGCATCGACGGTGGTCTCTACTACGCCTGTGACATCCTTATCACCAACACTGCTGTAAATCTCCGACCCACCGAGATTGTGGCTGGTACGGCATCCTTTGTCTCGACAGGAGAAATCAAGCTTTTAGTGGCGCCTTAGAATGGGATTACTTCTTTAAGTAAGCCAGGCGTGACTGAACTAAAACGAGCCGGGCAAGTAGGTTCACTAGGTCATATTGACACAACCCAAGCTGGGTTCCAAAGTCAAATCGACACTTTGACCGACACGGTTCGGCAACTGGCAGGCGACCCCGAAATCCCCGGCGATCCCCTAAGCGCCCCCTATGTCCTCTATGTAGACGCAAATATCGGTAGCGACACCTTCGTATCAGGTGACTATGTAGGCAGTGACGATGGCTCATATGAATCAAAGATGCGCCGCATCTCACTGCAGCGTCTTGAGTGTGGCTATACCGTTGCGCGTCCGTTCCGCACAATCTCCCGCGCCATCATCGAAGCGGGCATCATCACCAGCCGTGATTACCTAAACCTAAGTCCAGCACCCTGCGGCGACCTAGTCAGCATCGTCTTATCTGCCGGTGCAACAACAGTCCTAAACGACGCTGGTGCGACATCAACTCCACTGTGGACCGATGGACAGGAACCCACTGATGCAGAACTGATTGCGTTTAACCCCAAAGCAACCGGTGGTTTAATCCTGCCTCGGGGTTGCAGCCTAATCAGCATGGACCTGCGCAAGACAATCTTGCGTCCCAATGTTGTCCCAACCCCTGAAGACGAAGCAGCGGATTACAGCAACCGCCGCGCAATCTTCAAAACAACCGGCGGTGGCTACTACTACGGCTGGACCGTTTTAGATAAAGCAGGATCAACAACCAGCCACCACCTGCTTGACGTATTTCAGTACACAAGCAAAGCAGAACTAGACGAGTTCTATAGCAAGATTCGGTCTTCCTTTAGAGGTGTAGCGGGCATCAGTAACGACTACGCCACCCCCCGCTCCAACGAATACCAAATTGTTGGTCCACTACCACCAGCACCAGACGAAACTGTCGACACAGTC